GGCCCACACGGCCGCGATGCACGCCTCGGGAGCCATGGAAAACGACATGGACGAGCACGGCGGCGAGCACGCGATGAACCAGGAAGAGGAAGAGGCCGGCGGAATGGGCGGCGGCAAGGGCCCACAGATCGGCTTTATGTCCTAAAGGGCCATGCCCCCACAACGGACCGCAGGCACCAAAGCAACCGGCTACGTCACCAACAAGCAATCCCCAGGGCCGCGGGAGTGTGCACATTGCCAGCACTTTTCCCGCGGCAATTGCAACGGCGCGCATGTTATGGCCGATCCCGAACTTAAAGACCGACGGAACGAGGACGGCACCGTCAAGGTTGAACCAAATTCCTACTGCTTTTGGTACGAAGCCAAGTAGGAAAATCGCAGACTCAGGAGATCCACAAATGCAGGTAGAACTCAGTAAGCTTGACATTCAGACCCTCGACAAGACGATCAGCGCACTCATGCAGGAGCGAGCGCGAAGAGAAGCCGGCGGCATGATGGGGATCGCCGAGCAGCCAGGCAAGCCGGTCGACACTCGGAACAACCTGCCCGGCGCATATGCCCAGGCGCCGGAATTCGATCTCGATCACCTTTTCACGTACCACGGGCCGGAAGATGGGATCCAGGTCCAGGCTTACGACTCCATCCGATCGACAGCAAAGTATTTTGCGGAGGTCATTTTGCGACACACGCCAGCCGGCGCCGATAGAACCGCGGCGATCCGAAAACTTCGCGAGTGCGTTATGACGGCCAACGCCGCGATCGCCCTCCGCGGGAGGTCCTAAAACCTTGCCGGCGCACGAGATTATGCCCGACTTTCGCGCCGGCACTCTCCACAGCGGCCGATCCGGAAAGATTGTCACCAACCCGCGCCAGGCGAGAGCGATCGAGATCAGTTACGCGCGCAAGGAAGGCGCCGACATACCGGAGAAAAAGAAGGAAAAGCCAAAAAGCCACGGTTGGATGAGGTCCCACGATGAAAAGCCATAATTGGATGGCCGACGAGGCCAGCCGCGAGAAACACGCCGGCACAAAGGGATCATTTAGCCGGAAGGCCGCGCGCGCCGGCTATTCGACACAGGCTTACGCGCATTTGAAAGAGCACGCGCCAGGCAGGACCGGGAAACAGGCCCGACTCGCCGAGACTTACGCAAAGGCCAGCAAAAACAGGGGATAAATGCCCAACCAGTCAGAGATCGCGAGCGCGACAACCGAAAACGAGGAGCAGGTACAGGAAGATATCGCGCGGTTTAAACCCGGCGAGCTTGTTCCTATCGATGCCACAAACGATCGCGTCGACCTCGACGAAGAGGACGAGAGCGACCTTACCGTCGACGAGAAAAAGACGACTCTCAGCAGCCTTGCCGATCGAGTCGCACAACGGGATCTAGTCAGCCGGCGGATCGAGGTCCGCGATTGCTGGAAAGCACGCTATTTTTACCGCGGCAACCAACACCTGCTACTCGGCCGTAACCAAGCCTGGGTTTTACCGCAGCAGGTCCTTATGGGCGGCCAGAGTTACGACGATCACAGCCAGGAAACCAATATTTACTTGGCCTTTGGCGACACGATCGAGGCCGCACTCACGGCCGGCACGCCGTCTGTTAGGTTTGAGGCCCAGGACCCGAAAAACGCGGCCGATATCGATGCAGCTTGCAACGCCGACCGCGCGCGCCTGCTAATCGAGCGCAATAACAACATGATTGTGCTGCAGGAGGACCTCTCCCGGTTTCTATGGACCGACGGACGGGCCCTTGTTTACGTTCGGCACGTCCTGGACGCGCAGCGGTACGGCTATTCACACGCCGGAGTAAGCGCCGTCGAGGATCAGATCTCGTACCTGCCCGAAGAGGGCGGCGAGGGCCCGGAAAAACTCGAGGCCCCCGATCTCGGCGCCGAGGGCGGCGAAAGCGAGGATCCCGACGAGGGCGAAGTACGCGGATCTGAGGTTATTCGCGTCCTGGGAGCCCTCGAAACAAAGCTTCCGATCCAGGCCAACGACCTCGCCCACTCGGCTTACCTGCAGTTTTCCGAGGAAATGGATATCACGACGCCGAAGGCGATGTACCCGGAGCAATCCGACGACATTACGCCGGCGACCTCGCCGACCGCGGAGAGCGACTACGAACGCCTCGCGCGCACGTCGATTATGATGGGGATGCGGCCGTCGAGTATGACGTCCGACTCGATGACCTATAACACCACGGTCCAGCGGACATGGGTCCGGCCGAGCTTCTTTTTCGAGGAGAAAGACGACACCCGGCGCCAGTGGCTTTTCAAGATGTTTCCCAAGGGCGCGATGGTGGTAATTGTGGGCAAGGTAGTTTGCGAGGCCCGCAACGAATCGATGGACGATCACTGGACGCTAATCCACGCGCGGCCAGGCGACGGGATGCACCGGCCGGCCCTCGGGCAGCCTGTGATCCCACTCCAGGAAAAACTCAACGATTGCATGGATCTAGTGCACGAGAGCTTTATGCACTTAATCCCGCGGATCTGGACCGATACCGAGCAGTACGACGTCGACGCCGCCAACGACACCCAACGCGCGCCTGGCCAATACATGAAGATGCAGCGCAAAGGCGACAAAGACCTCGCCGGCAACTTCTTCGTTGAGCCACAGATCCAACTCGCCGCCGGCTTGCTCGAGTACATCCAGAACCTTTTCGGCGAGTTTTCGCAGTTCCTATGCGGCGCCTTCCCGGCCCTTTTCGGCGGAAACACCGGATCGAACGACACCGCGCAGGGGATCGCCAGCCAGCGGGATCAAGCCCTCGGCCGTGTCGGTTTGACCTGGCGCAACATGAAAATCGGATATGCCTCGATCATGCGGCAGGCCGTGATGGCCGCGGCCGAATACCGCAAAGAGGTAATGACTGGCAACGTGCAGGGCGCCGACGGCCAGGAGACACAGATCGCGATCGATCCCGACGACCTTAAGGGGAATGTACTTTGCTTCCCGGACACGGACGAGAACTTCCCCGAGTCCTGGGTTGCCCAACGCGCGGTTTGGATGAACCTGCTAGAGAGCGCCAAAAACAACCCGGTCCTGGCCGCGATCCTGGCCGCGCCGCGCAACCTGCTAATTGCCAAGGACAAGATTGGGGTTAGCGAAATCGTGATCCCGACCGCGGCGAGCTCGAAAAAGCAATTGGGCGAGATCGCGCTACTCCTCGAGGGCGGGCCGCAGCCTAACCCGGCCCTACAGCAGGCCGAGCAGAAGCTTGCCGAGCTTATGCCGAGGGCCGCACTCGATCCCACGGTCGAGCAGGAGATCCTACAGCTACAACAGCAGATCCAGGCCATACCTCCGCAGATCTCGAGCGTAAAGGTCGGAAAACTCGACAACGACCAAATCGAAATGACCGAAATCGAGACATGGGCGAACGATAGCGAGGGGATCAAGGCCGCGGCCGAGAAGCAAGACGGTTACGCCAACGTAATGCTCCACTACGACGAGCACGCCGCAGCTATGGCGCAGAAGGCGGCCGGCAAACAGGCGCCGCCGGCGACGAAGCCCGTATCGCTGTCACTCAGCGCCAATTTGAAGGATCTTCCGCCCGAAGGCCAGGTACAAGCGGCGGCAGAGTTTGGGATCAAACTCGACCAGCAGAAGCTTGTGGCCGAGGATGCCCAGGACAAGATCAACGAAGCGGCCGCGGCCGTCAGGCCTCAACCTGTACCCGCGACCGTCCAGTAACAAAAACTCAGACTCAGAAAAGGAGAACGTATGGCCGGCGACGAAGAGGTTTTGCTAGGTTTGGGCGGCGAGGGTGGAGGGGAAGGCGGCGGCGAGGGCGGCGACGAAGGCGGCGTAATTGTCGAGGAGGAGCCCGGATCCGGCGGCGAAGGCGGCGAAGGCGAAGGCGGCGAGCCTGGCACTGGCGAAGAGGGCGAGGAGCCCGCGGCAGGAGCACGGAGGCCCGCAGCGTATGGCCCGAAGGAATTAAAGGCCGACCTGCAGCGCCTTAAGGAGCTCGATCCCAACCTGGCGCAACGCTACCAGCGGGCTTTTTACAAGGTTTCCCAGGTCGATAAGCTTGGCAGCTTCCAGGAGATCTCTCAGAAACTCGAGGCGATCGAACTCCATGGCGGCGCCGAGGCAATCGCCGAAAACGCGCAAACGGCACAGAACGCTATCGCACTCGAGCGCGGGTTTGAAAAGGGCGATCCGCGCGTAATCGACGGATGGGCGAAAGACTTCCCCCAGGGATTCTCCCGGCTTATGCAGCCAGGCCTCGAGAAACTCCGCACCGTCGACCCGGAAAACTACGAGAGGCAACGGACACGCCTCGGGCACGAAATGATGGATCACTACGGAGTGTATTCCGTACTTGAGACCATGAAGGCCGCGATCGACGGCGGCAAACCCGAGGAAGTAGCCAAGGAATTTAACAAGCTTGGCAAATTCTTTGGCCAGGTCCGCAGCCTGGCGCAGCGCAGCGCGGCGGATCCGAACGATGGGCGATCGAAAGAACTCGACACCCGCGAGCAGGAGATCGAGCAGGAAGCCGGAAAGGTTTTCCGCGGCCAGGTCCGGACCCAGGTCAACGCCAGTGTTACGACGAGCGTAAACAAGCAATTGCGCGACCTGCTAGGGAATCGGAAATTGTCGCCTCAGACCGGCAACCGCTTGCGGAAGGAGATCGCCAGCGAACTCGCGAAGGCGGTCAACACCGACCCGAATTACCAACGCCAGTACGAGGCGATTATGACCGCCAGGGATCACGGCCGCGCCGTTACGTTCATTTCAAACGCGGCTTTGAAGAAAGTCCCCGGAGTCGTGCGTCAACTGGTGAAGGAGTTTAACTTGCTCACCGCGCGCCCTGGCGCCGGCCGAACGCCTGGGACGGGGAAGCAACCCGCCGGCGCCGCACCGGTCCGGAGAGTAGGCGAGCAGCGGATCATAACCGGCAAACCAAAGGCCGACGAAGTCGACTGGACACGGAGCGAGAAATCTGTTTTTATTCAAACCCATGGCCAGGTTTACGACAAGCGCGGCAACGTTCGAAAGTGGTAGCCGGATCCGCGCAATCGTTCGAAAGATCTTCCGCCTCGGCAAGCCCGCGGATGAGCCACACGACGAGGCCCGCAAGCTAATACTTGCAGAGGAAGCGTTTTACAAACGCTTTAAGCGAAATGGATAGACGCGGGTTTCTGAGGTCACTTGTGGGCGGCGTAGCCGTTGCGGCGGCCGTCCGTACATTTCCGTTTAGGGTTTACAGCTTTCCGCCGGCGCCCGTCCTTGCAGGGAATGAGTTTTTAGATCATTTCGCTTGGTACGTGACCCCCGGGCAGGCCGCGGCCTATAAGGAACTCCTCGGCGAGCTTAAGCAGATGCCCGGCACCACGGAAGTTATCGACGTCAACGACCGCCTTAAAATTATTACTTTCGCGCCGGTCAGGCGGCCGGCGATCGCAATCGCGGATATCCCGCGCACGCGATACGGATATCACGCAAAATTTTCTCGCCTCTCCGATTAGCCTCGAGCCCGGACTCTCGTTAAACCGAAAAGGGCGAAGCGAAGCAGGCGGATGCACGACTCCCCCACGGGGGAGCACTGGACGCCACACAAACGGCCAGCAGCGAAGGCCGCCGGATCTCAGACCGGCAAACGCAGCGACCAAGTCAGCACCATCCAGAGTAACAACATGACAGCCCTAGCAACGCCCGACGTAGAGGCCGTTGAGCTTGAGGCAGTTCGGGAGGAAATTCCCGATCTGATGCTTACCGAGGACACGTTTTATACCCGTCTGAAAAAGGCGGGGCGCGTGATCCCGATGAGCACCTCGACCGGCGGCGGATACGGCAGCAGCTTCGATGCGAGCGGCCGGCCTGCCCTCCGTATTCCCATGCGGATCAAAGCAGGTTCGACTCACACGCAGTTTGACGCCAACGGCGGCGACATGGGCCGCGGCACGGGCTCCAATTATGCAGCGCAGTTTCTTTCCCCGGTTTCCTTCTCGGAAGCCTGCGAAATCACCGCGCAAGCACAATGGAGTACCGACAGCGGTAAAAAGTCCCGTGTCAACGTT